CTATAAATCGTATCCCCCCTGGTCGCTGAAGTTACTGCGGGAACGGGCTGCCAGTTTTCGCTGTTTTGCTTCAATACGTCTCATCACTTCATCTGCCACATCTGACGGGCTTTGCCCTGGTTGCTGGTGAATATGGATTTCAACTGTCCCTATCGACGCAGGCAGGGCTTGCGTGACTATAGCGGGCTTTTGTTGCTGACTCTTATATGCGGAGACAGGCAGGCTGTATGGGTGGAGTGGTTTAGCCTCTGTCTCCGGTGCCAGCCCTCCCAGAGTCAGCCAGGTGGCAGCGGCAATGGCTGCTGTTCGTCTCCTGCTCGTTATGTATGCGGGCCCGTTAACGATCTCGGGTCCATTCTCACCAGCAATGCCAAACTGCCCGCGCGGAATATATCCGCCGCTGTCATACATCCCGGCAAAAAATCTACCCACACCTTTTGCCTGTGGGGTTCCCGGTGATTTGTCGCCACCGGTCATCCAGTCCGGCAGATAGCTTTTCACCGATGCCAGCTTGCTCTTGAGCGTCTCCCACTTCTCATTGATACCGCTCAGGATGCCGTCAATGATTGCGCCTCCCACCGCTTTAAACTTCGCGGGCAGCGCGGCAACATCACTCAGTATTTCAGTCCATTTCTGACTGATGGTCTGCTTAATAACCGCCCATGCACCAGTCACTCCCGATGAGATAGCATCCCACATCGCTTTAAATTTTGGCCCCAGTGTTTCCCAGTTCTGCCAGATATAAATGGCTCCCATAGCGATCAAGCCAATAACCGCCAATATTGGGTTAGCAAACATCAGCCTGCCCAGCCACAGGATAGCCTGGCCTGCTGCGCCAATAACTTTTGTGACCAGACCAAACACAGAAGCAAATTTAAGCTGGAGGATGCCTGCACTTAACCGCACCACAGCCATCGGTCCCAGAATAGATGCCAGCGCCAGTGACACCACGCCCGCAGCTGTCGCAGCAACCGCGAATACTGCAGCGACTGTAAACATTGCAGCAGTCAGTCGCGGGTGCCGTTTAACCAACCCATCCAGCCCGGAAGCCAGGTTCCCCAGCCAGTCAGATAGCGTTTTAAGCACTGGCGAGACAGTTTCCCCAATGCTTGCCATCGCATTAGTAAAAGACCCCGTTGCCGCCTCCCATTTGTTGCCCAGGGTATTAAGAGACGCATCGACGCGCTCGCGCAGAGTCGCCTGGTTCTCCAGTTTGGCGACGGTTTCACGGTAGCCCTCGATGCCTTTTGACGTCATGGTATTCAGCGCTTTTAGCACCTCGTTATCGTTACCAAACAGGGCTTTCTGCGTTGCAAGTTTTGTTTCATCATTTAATTTTTCAAGCTTTTCTAACTGCGCGTACATCTTTTCCAGGCCGCCAAATCCGCCTTTCCCGTCGGAAAAATCAAACCTGATACCTTTTCCTTTCAGCCCGTCGTTTACGCTCTTAATATTTTTGGCATCCAGCGTGGCCTGAAAAATTTTACGATAGGCATTACCCGCTGACTCTCCGGCCATCCCCGCCTGATCGGCCATGACGAGAAGTGGACTAAATGTTTTCGCAGCATCCAGGCCCTTCTGCTTGATAATGTCCATAGCGCTGCTGATATTTGCAAAACCCTGCAGCATATTTCCCGGATCAACCCCCGCGTAATAACCCCGCTGGATCACGTCCATCAGGCTCATCATGTCTTTTTCGGTGGTCTGCGTGGCGTCCTGCAGTTTCGCAGCAAACTCTGCCGCATCCGTCGGGGCCATCTGCAGCTGCACGCCGAGATACGCCGCCGACTCACCCAGCCCTCCCAGGATGACCTGCGCAGACATACCCTGGCGGCGTAACATGGTCATCATGTTTTGAAAGTCTGCCGTGGTGCCGGGCAGCCGGTCCCCCAGGGCGATTGCCAGCTTGTTTAGCTTCTCAAACTCCGGCGCAACCTTTCCGCCAGGCCCCATCATCGAGCCTGCCAGCTGGTTAGCGGCGTTTTCTGATTCCGAGTAGGCGCGAATGGGTGCCATCAGCGTTGCCCCCGTTGCCACACCTGCAGCCACCATTCCTGCGCCGTTCCCGGCAAGGCTATTGCGCACATCGCGCATCTTATCGGCTTTTGCCCTGATCGCATTCAGCTTGCGCTGGCGCTCGCCAACGTCACGCAAGCGCCGCTCCTGCTCTGCCAGCTGTTTGTTATAGCGATCCGTTTCACGGGTAATGCGTGCCGTTTCACGGGCACCGCCTCCCGCAGAGATGCCGAGGCGGTACAGTTCCGCCCTGGCTGCCGCCATCTGCCGCGTTTCCTGCTCCTGCTTTTGCTCCAGCCTCGACACGGCCCGCCATTGAGTTTCAAGCGCCGCTGTCTGCTTTTTGGTGGGGGATTCGAGGGCTGACATTTCGCGGGTCATCATCTGCGCACGCAGCCGCGCCTGGTCCAGTTCGGTACTGGTCCGGCTCAGGCTCCGGGACAGCTGATCGAAGGATTTTAACTGACCTCCCGCATCGTTGAGCCGTTTAAGCTGCTCGCGGGTCTGCCGGACAGCAGAGGCCAGTTCCTTAGAACCAGCCTGTGCCACTTTTAAAGGTCGGGTGAGTTTATCAACCGCATTTAACACGACCTGCAGACGCAGGTTTTTATCACTCATCACTGACTCCGTTTCTCAGGATAGCTTTGTGTCGCCATTCCAGCACCTCGGTCAACGGCATAACGTCAGTAACGGACGGCGACCAGTGAAAAATGGTGGCGATATCCGCCACCAAATCATCAACCATCAGGCCGGTTGGAAAGCTGATGTTGCCGACTTCGGTAGCAAAAAAAGAACCACCTCCAGCGACATGGAAGCCAGGTCTGCCGGGTCCAGCTCTGCCATTTCCTGCGGAGTCAGTTCCGGGCTGGAAATACGGGGGATAATCGTCATCATCGAGGCCACATCCATTTCCATTACGGCCTGCAGTCGGAGTCCCCGCAGCGCACCAGACTGAGGTTTACGCAGCACGACTTCCCGGATCGAAGTTGCGCCACGCTGCACAGGTGTATCCAGAATGACAATGGATTCCGTTTTTTCAGTAAGAAGTTCACTCATGATATTTACTCTCTGGTTGTCAATGTCCTGACAGTGTGCCCGGACTCACACAACCCGGCGAGGCGCTGTGATTGTTAGATGCGCCATACAACCCTCTTGCCAGCGGTTGCGCCGGCATTGTGCTGGCGTTCTGTCTTTTCCCCCTCAGCGCGCGCAGCCCCGCCCGCCTGCCCGCTTCACTTAACAGAATGGTTTTCATGCACCTCGTAAATCGTCTCAGGAGCCGCCATACAAGGGCTTTCGCGTCAAAAATGCTGCATGAGACTCATGCGTTTTCATGCAGCATAGACATGCACTCATGCGTTCTCAGGCCAGCCAGGAAAAAGGTATAAAAAATCCCGGTACTGGACCGGGATTGCGTGGGCGTTCTTTCTAATCAGACAGGGATTTGCTGGCGGTTTGACAGTTTTGATGCAGAGCCATAACGATTGAGCGTTTTCTTTTGTTTTTCATGGTTTTCCGGTTCATCTGATTCCTGTTCATTGCGCCGGGGTTTCATAATTATCGTATCCACACTTTCCAGTGCAGTAAATGTGCAGGAACATTCGAGATTCTGGCACTGATACCATGAGCGTTTAACCGATGGTGCTTCATAGGCTGAGGTTCTGGCGTATGCCGTAGTGCCGCATTCGGGACATTTAAGCGCCATCAGATACTCTCCATATCACGGTTACGTTTCTGCTGTTTTTCACGTTCATGACGGATCTTCATTTTATGAAGGGCCGCCGGTGACGGGGTTTTGCTTAAATCGATACAAGCCGAATAATCCGGCGCAACACCCGCCAGTTTAAACACAGGGTCCTGTTCCGGCATCGCAGTGTTAGCAAGAGCCGGTTTGGTGATATGTTTGTGAATAAAGTCTTTCAGCAGTGTGTCCGGGTCATTAACTGAATGTACCACACCGACAACTGCGCTGGCTTCGCGGCCCATTGTAGATTTGAGCAGGCTCAATGTCTGGATGAGAGCCTTACCATGCGATTGCATAAAATCTTCCCAGATTTGTTTTGCGCGAATACCCACAAGTGCCTCGTGCGCATGGATATACTTTCCGGCTAATTCCGCAGTCTCCTGTGGCAAAAGTGCATTTTCGCTCTCCTGAGCCGCCAGCAGCTCATCAAAATCCTCAAGCGTTTCTCGTCCCAGCGCAATTTCCGTGCGCAGTTTTTTCATTTCCTTTGAGACTACGCCCTGACTTTCACGAAACAGCGTGCGCCACTCATCATTCAGTGCGTTCGTCGTGGCTTCCATTTCAGCACGGCGCTGGCGGATAGTTGCAATATTATCCGCTGCCGCTTTCTGCCGACGACGTGCTTCAAGCCATGCGCTTCTGGCTGTGTTCAGGGTTTCCATTGCCTGCTGCGTTACAGCCGGAAAAGTGGAAAGGTTGTTATTCTCTGCGGTGTTGTTCATGACTTCTCCTGCCGGGTTGGTTCGTTACGTCAATTGTGTCGTGACTGACACAAGCGCACTATCGGCGCTCAGTGTGTGGTGGCTGGCACAACGGGCGTTTGCGGTTATTCAGACGCGGCCATGACAGCCAGCCAGATAAAAATGCCTCTGTTTCAGCCTGCTTTATGTCCCGGATGCGGTGAAACAGGTGGAACAGGTGTTACACCATTGTTTTGTAAAACATTTATATGCACATCACAGGTGGAACATCGCAGGTAACAAGGTGGAACAGCGGATCGGCTGGTGTTCCACCTGTTCCACCTCACTATTTCAGAAGGTGAAACAGGTTTAGCCCTTGTAAAATACGGGTGTTCCACCTGTTTCACCTGTTACCCTTAATAAATAAGACTCACGCAAAGCCTTAACCCGGCACCTCGCTGTTGAAGACATAGAGCCTGCGGGGATTCATCTCTGGCGGGCGAATGGTTGTCTGCAGCTTGCCATCGGTGGAGGGCAGCAGGTATCCACGATCCGCGCACAGACGCGCCACCTTGCGCGGGTCAAATCCCCGGCAGATTTCTTTCCAGCCGGACGGCATGACGTAGAACGTGGTGACGGCCTCCGTGCCCTGCGCGGTACTGCCTTTCTCCACCCTGCGCCAGCCCACCATATTGCCGGGGCGGTTACGTTCGTCGTGCCAGTCAGCAAAGCGGCTGTACTGATTCGCGGTAAAGAAGCTGCGTACCTGCTCCAGTGCGGCAATATCTTCCTGATTGGCGGTGTGCCCGCGATCTTTCAGCCATGCGTTCAGGCAGACGCGGGTTGCCCGCAGCGCTTCACCCTCAGGCCAGCCAGATAAAAATGCCTCTGTTTCAGCCTGCTTTATGTCCCGGATGCGGTGAAACAGGTGGAACAGGTGTTACACCATTGTTTTGTAAAACATTTATATGCACATCACAGGTGGAACATCGCAGGTAACAAGGTGGAACAGCGGATCGGCTGGTGTTCCACCTGTTCCACCTCACTATTTCAGAAGGTGAAACAGGTTTAGCCCTTGTAAAATACGGGTGTTCCACCTGTTTCACCTGTTACCCTTAATAAATAAGACTCACGCAAAGCCTTAACCCGGCACCTCGCTGTTGAAGACATAGAGCCTGCGGGGATTCATCTCTGGCGGGCGAATGGTTGTCTGCAGCTTGCCATCGGTGGAGGGCAGCAGGTATCCACGATCCGCGCACAGACGCGCCACCTTGCGCGGGTCAAATCCCCGGCAGATTTCTTTCCAGCCGGACGGCATGACGTAGAACGTGGTGACGGCCTCCGTGCCCTGCGCGGTACTGCCTTTCTCCACCCTGCGCCAGCCCACCATATTGCCGGGGCGGTTACGTTCGTCGTGCCAGTCAGCAAAGCGGCTGTACTGATTCGCGGTAAAGAAGCTGCGTACCTGCTCCAGTGCGGCAATATCTTCCTGATTGGCGGTGTGCCCGCGATCTTTCAGCCATGCGTTCAGGCAGACGCGGGTTGCCCGCAGCGCTTCACCCTCAGGCCAGCCGGTGATACCCAGCCGGGTTGCCAGCTCGCCCGCCATCGCCACCAGTGCAAAGCGGTTCACAGCCCGGCCTACCTGATTACCCGCATCTTTCGGGGTCAGGGCGGCTGTATATTCCTTCATCAGTGACTTTGCCTGTGCCGTCAGCCCGTTAAGGTCAGCGGTCAGGGCTTTCAGCCACTCCCTGAACGGCGAACCGTAGTAGCTGGACGTGGCCCACTCCAGATGTTCCGCCAGAGCCTTGCCGCTGTCGAAGCCGTGCAGCTCCTCAAATACGCCAAATTTCCCGGAATCGCTGGGGATCTGGATCATCCTGACTTCCATCCCGGCAAAGGTACGCTCCCCGGCTTTTGCCGCATGTTCAGTCAGTGACAGCTCGCCGGTTGAAAAGAACAGCAGCCGCCACTGCTTACGGGTGCGCAGCTCACCGTCCGTACCGGCACGGCCCTTGCCCTGACCATTTGCCAGCATGTAGGCGATATTGCCTGCCTCGCGTCCGTCCACCTCCCGGATCTCATCAAGCATCATGGCGGCATCGTTGCGGCGGCTGGCGCATCCCTCCAGCGCGTTGCCGGTTGCCCGCCACGTCTGCCAGTAATCAGGCCCGCCACAGACAGAGGTTGCCGCTTTCATGGTGGTGGTCTTACCGTCCGTCGATTCCCCCTTGAGGTGGTAGCCGCCGCCGTCCATACCAACCAGCCGTAACAGGGGGGCAGCAAAGGCCAGACTGACGGCAAACGCCACGCGGGAGTTGCCGGTGCAGTAACGGGAAACGTGCTCCCGCCATTCCTCCGTTGTACCTGACACACGGAAATCGCGCCCCTGCACGGAAGTTGTCTGGAGAATGACACCCTCTGCACCTTCACCGCTGACCTCATCCTGCAGGACGTAAACCTGACCATGCCAGCCCGTGCGGCTGACGCAGGTCACGCGGCGTTCCGGTTTACACAGCGAGATATATTCCATCAGGCGCGCGCGGGCCTCACCGGTGGTGCTGATATAGGACAGCCCGTTAACCAGCAGTACCCGGCGCAGTTCCTCACCGCTCCCACTGAGCATTTCCATCGGCATCGCCCAGCGGCGGCGCTCTCCCCATGTATCTTCCCACTCCAGCAGTCGCCCGAAATTACCGCCATCGGCATCGCAGGTGATTGCCGTCACGCGCAACGGGTTGCATATTTTGACGTTCTGGATCTCCGTCTCACCGTTGCGCTGTACCTGTTTTTCATACCAGAGATATTCCTGGGTAAGACGGAACCCGTGCGGCAGCTGCGTGCGGCCTTCTCCGCACAGTACAAGACCGTTACGAAAGGCTTCACGGGCACGGGTAATACCGTGCTCACGGTGGAAGTCATTCCAGTCAGCTTTAATTTCTCCCGGTGGCAGCGTCACCCAGCCACCGACTGATTTTGCCGCCCGTTCAGCAAAGGATCTGCCGGGATTCTCGCCCCCGTCCTGAAAATCGTTATCACCGGCGATGATAATTTTTACCTCAGGCCAGCGTGCCCGCAGCGCCTGTGCGACGTTGGGCAGGTTGCCCGCAGATATGGCGGCCACTACGCATCCGGCGGTGAGCTGGCTTACCGTCAGCGCCGTGGCGTAACCTTCGGTAATCACCACCTGTACCGGCGGTTCAGACGGTAACGGGCTGAGCGCCACAAACGCGCCTTTCATCGTGCTGCCGGGCAGTATGCTTTTTTCACCCGTCGGGGCGATAAGCTGTGCACCGGTCACGGCTCCGGCGTTCGTCGTGAGCGGTAACAGCAGGGAACCGGCAGGGAAATCCTTACCGCTGATATGCTGCACGCTCCCGGTCAGGGAGGCCGGGTATCCGGCGAACCCTTTTCCGGTCAGATAGGGGCTTTCTCCCGTGTGACTCTCTTTCATCAGCGCCGCCACGGTAAGGCTCATATCGCGTTTAGGGGCTTTTTGCCTGGCGGGCTTAACGGGCAGTTCCTGCACTTCCGGCACATTAAGCACCTGCGCCACCTCCTGCGCTGCCTTTCTGACGCCGTAACCGGTTATGAGCTTAACCAGATCCAGACCATCACCATTGCCGCACTGGCTGCAAATCCACGTCCCGCGCCCGTCGAGGTCATCGAGGCGGAAGCGATCCTTGCCCCCACATTTCGGGCAGGGACCGTGCCTGCCGTTTTCAGGTACATCAATACGCAGCATCTGCAGAATGACGGGCCATTTCCCCCGCGCTGCGGCTGAAATCTGCGTAACCGTCTGTGTTGTCATACTTCCCCCTGATACAGCGATACACCCGAGCTGCAGAAGTCATCAAATGCCGCCGGAAGTGTGCGGTACAGCTCCGCCATCACTTCACAGCCGCGCACGGTCAGTACCGGCGGCGCGGTCAGCAATGATGGCTCCAGCATGTCAGTCAGCAGCGCCAGTGCAGCCGCTGCTCCCTGTGCTTCGCCATATTCGTTAATCAGTGCACACTCGATATGCAGGGCAATGGCCATTTCAATACGTTCAACCGTCAGGCTGTGCGGACCATAGTGATCGCAGCCGGTTTCGGTCAGCGCTTTCTGGCGCCAGGCCGATGCAATAGCCCGCCGGTAAAGCGCAGTGGTCATTTCTGCCGGAAAAATAGAAACCTGCGGCTGGTTCATTGGGTGCCTCCTTCAATCAGTTCGCAACTGTGCGCAATATCCGTCAAATCTGCCCGCAGGTACTCCATCAGCGCGGCGATGCCTGGCGCACATCCTGCATCCAGCGTTCCGCCCTGCGAGGGGTATTCAGAAAAGAGAAGCTGCAACATGTCGCAGGCCTTTCTGGCGCGGGCCAGCTTTCCGAAACCGTCCTCTGACAACCCATACGCAAAAGCACCGCTATTGTGTTTTTCAGGCAAAGCGTGGCCCTGAGCACCTTTGTGCCCGTTTGAAATATTCATCGTGGATTACTCCGTTTTCAGCGGTGTTTTGTCAGAGAAACTTTGAATAGTGACTGTCGTCAGGTTCAGCAGAACGCCGTATACTGCGCTCCCGCCAGCGGGTAAATACCACCGACGGATGCAGCGTCAGCGAGCCAGAGCCGCTACCCCCCGCGGGAGCTGGCGAAGGTTTAAAGAGCGGGGCATTAAACAGGCGCGTATACCGCTGCTCAAACCATGCCAGAGGGCAGGAAGAAAGCTTATTGTCGCTGTCATGACGAATCAGCACTTCACAGCTGAATTCAGGGTTAACCAGCGCCACGCAGGGCGAGGCTTCAATTAGTCGGATGATTGTGACGGTCCAGCCACGTTCATGCTGCCAGCGTTCGCCGGGTTGCGGATAATTACGCATGTTCACCTCCGCAGGGAATGCGACCGGCAAAACTCAGCACGTAGTCCGGGGCAAGTCTGCGCCGCGCTGAGCGCTCGTTATCTGCGGTTATCCTTAACATCACAGGGCGGGCATTGCGTTGACTGCGGTTGATCGCCGCGAATAACCAGGTACACTTCTGTTTAGCCATCTTCGTTTCCTCATACAGCGGATTGGTCAGATGCCCGATTTGTGTTCCAGCACAGTTCGGGCATTGTTTTTTTGTAGCTTTGATGTTTATAATGGTAATTACCATGTAGGTTAATATAGGGTTTGGTCATCACCATGTCAACACCAAAAGAAAAACGTTCTCCGCCTTTCCAGATGCGCCTTACAGATGAATTCCGCCAACAGCTTGAGGAAGAAATGCGCAAAGATGGAGATTCAGCTCTTGCATCCTGGATCAAGCGAATTTTGCGCAAAGAGCTACTAAATCGCGGCATCGATCCAAAGAATTGATGTATGTATGGGGGAGATACTTTTCTCCCCCATTTAGTAAGGACCGCCATCACAATACGCCTGCTGAACCAGCTGATTGAGCTTTAACCCACTGTCTAATTTCTTGTGCATCGTAAACAGATACCCGTTTTGAAATACGTGTAGATTTGGGAAATTCAGGATTGTTTTTTTCCCAGCGCCAGAGAGTAACCGTGCTTATTTGCAAAAATTCAGCAGTAGCTCGTGGGCGGGCATGTCCGGTGGTAGGATAAGTTTTTAATGTCATGAAATTACCTGCCGTGTTGTGTAATGAACACGGCAGATACTATGGGGCTATCAAAAGGCTGTGAAGGTAGTGTAATCAACTCTACCTGTAGATTGTTTCAGTCTACCCCTTTTTTTTTAATCCCGCATGATTAACCGCTAATCGTAATTTTCTTAAAATTTCTTGTTCATTAGTAATAAATATAGGAGGTAACTCTCCTAAATGTTTAATTATGGAGTTAGTCCATTTTTCAGGACTTATCTCTTTTCTTTCACCACGACATTCGCTTGGGTATTTTGCCAATATATATATTGCTGCATTTAATAACCCCTCCCTATTTTTTGCATGATGTTCAGCAGTATTATTTACTCGCTTGAGGACTTTAGGTTCAGATGAAATTCTTTTCGTAAGTAAATTCGGCATAGGAATTCCAGTTTTTACTGATTTCCATATTAATTCTAAATCTCTTCGCATGATAAGAAGATCTTCAAATGGAATATCAATGTCCTTATTTCCTTCATATGTGGCCGTTGCCATTAAAACATTATCTCGTATTTTTATCGGTTTAAGTCTGAATTCATAATCTGGATCTATAGCTAATCCATTTTTTAGGTCACTTATCATATCATCGGCGTACCAAATACCACAGGCAAATCCTATAATTTGAAATCCATTTTCAAAATGTTCAAAGGAGTCATCTTTAAGATCATACCATATAGTCGATAACTCCATCTCTAGTGATTGATTAGTTAATACGGGATGAATTAAATCAGTTTCAAGTGTCTGATTGTTATTGAGGAAGTTGACATTAAATCTAACTGCAAGTCCATCCGACTTGAATGCAATATTAAAAGTACCTATTTCGTATAGGTGTAATAAATCTTCAATCTCGCATTCTAATAGTCTGGAAGCGCGTTCAAATGAACAATATTCTAATGGTGGTATTTTTTTATCAATCCATAGATTTCCTAAGAATATAGTTTCATGCTCTGTTGAATGCTGCATTATGACCTCTGTTTTAAATTATAAGAGTATTTAATTGATAATGTTAATATCTGATAAGTCATAAGGAGCATGAAATTCGTCCTTATTTAGTTCCAGATAATTAGACCACCATTGCATCATTCTGCGGCGTTCTTGCATGTGCTGCGCAAGATGGACATATGCTGCCCGCACTTCATTTCTTTCCTGATGGCTCATTTGCCGCTCAACCGCATCACGTGACCAAAGTCCTGATTCAGTCAGAGCAGAACAGGCCATTGCCCGGAAGCCATGCAGGCATACATCAGCCTGAGTATCGTAACCCATCGTTCGCAGTGCCTTATTTACTGTGTTCTCACTCATTGGCTTGTAAGGATTGCTGTCACCAGGGAATATAAGCAAATATTCACCACTGATCTTTTGGATATCTTCCAGTAGCTTAATAGCCTGGGTGGAAAGCGGGACGTAATGTACCGCGCCCATCTTGGCACCACGATCTGAGTATTTTACCCCATCGATCTTTTCCCGCTGCCCTGGTATTGTCCAAAGACCGTTTTCAATGTCGATCTCTTCCCACCTGGCATGGCGCAGTTCGCTGGAACGCACGAACGTGTGTAAGGAAAAGAGAACCGCCAGTCGGGTTAATGGTCTGCCGGTGTAATTTACCGCTCTTGTCATCAGCTCAGGTAAACGTTCGAGCGGTAGGGCAGGGCGATGCCGTACTTTGGGATTGGTAATCGCGCCTTTCAGATCATGGGCTGGATTGTAATCGACGATCCCACGTTGGACGGCATAACGAAAGATACTTCCCATAGTGGTTTTAACACGTCCTGTGGTCGCACCAATGCCCTGATTGGTCATATCAATCAACATTGGAAGAAGGTCACGGGTTTTGAGCGTATCAATGGGCTTTGAACCTATAGCCGGTAACAGATGGTTTTCCATTTCCCGTAGAATTTTGGCGCGGGTAATTTCTTTCCATTCAGGATGTCCCACCGTTCCACTGTGCCACTCTCTGGCTACTTTCTCGAATGTGGGGGAAGTCGGTTCGTCCTTTTCTGACCTTTTTGCTTCGCGCGGATCACGGCCATCAGCCAGTAGTTGTCTGGCCTCGTCACGACGCTTTCGCGCTGTTGCAAGCGGAACATCTGGGTAAACCCCTAATGCTAACGTAGCTTGTTTACCATTAAAGCGGTAATTCATTCTCCACGCCTTGGTTCCATTCTTTTTAACTAACAGATAAAGGCTTCCACCATCTGTAAGTTTGTAGTCAGCATCCTTAGGCTTGGCGTTCTCAATTTTTTTAGGTGATAGTTCGTTTAAAGCCAT